AGTCACCGCCTCCTGTGATAGGTGCTGTTGTGCTTATCGTGCGAGTGTCAGGCACTAAGCCTGCGATAGATGGAATGGTAGGCTTGTTAAGAATCTCACTTACTCCACTAACGCTGTTCCAATCAGAGTTAACCTGAGCAGCTGGTATAGTAGGCAAGTTATCTAAATCATTATAGTCATTGCTAAAAGCCGTAGCTCCTAAATCAGCTGAGTTAGCCTTTAGAGCTACATCAGTCTGCAGCGCTATGATGTCATCTACTATACCTATAATTACAGCGCAATCAGGTAAGGTCTCGCAAGTAAGGCCGATATTATCTACTATTGCATACCATCCCTTTATCCCTGCTGCATCAGTACCATAGTAGTAACTATTGCCAGGTGCTTCCTCATCATTAAGCAAGCTAACAAATACCCCATTCTGATCTAAGCTCTCAATAAATTGTAAAGCTCCCCATCCGTCTGATGGCGAATCTGTAGGTGTGTTATAGTTCCAGCTCGCAGGTATAGAGCATGCACTCCAATCGTAATCTAAGTTAAGCTCAATAGTTCCGGTAACTCCCGTTAAGGTATGAGTATACTGCTCAACGAAGGGCTCAGAGTTTACAGGGCGAGTGAGCACTACATCATCTCCAAACATGTTCCCTAAGTGAATCTCATTGATAAGGTCCTGAAAGATAAGCGAGCAGTCAGTAATGCTCTCCGCTTGGTAGCCTGTCTTATCTTCTTTGTCGCGAGGTAGATCAGAGATGAATATCTCAAAGCTAAATGCTCTTGTACCTGGCGAATAGTTAATAGCTCGTGGCTTAACGTGCATCCATGGCCACTCTGCCTCTTTCTCTAAATCGGCCTGTGATATCTCACCATGTGTAAACCTTCTCAGCTGAAAGTGCCCTGCTGCGAATTGTCTAAACCTATCTACTATTACGTTGTATGTGTAATTGATTGTGCTCATATCTTATAGTGGAATTTAAGTAAGCTTTTGTTGTAAGCTGTTAGCGTAATCCATCGCATAGGTCAAATGGGTAAAGATGGTAGTGGCTCTCTGATTAGTTATGGCATCAAACTTAGTTACATCTCTTTCGCTCATCTCCTCTATCACATGCCACCATTGATATACTGATGCTAATGTTTCACCTCTTCGGCTAGTTGACTGATCTGATTCTTCAGCTTCTCCAGCTCCTGCTCTAAATATTCGGGTGTACTGTTCTGCAAATCTTTGCTGAGTGTCGAAAAAAAAAGCAGCGCAGCATTAACATTGGCTAAGTTTAGCTTCCTCATCTGAGGCACGTACTTCAAATGTACATCACTATCATAATCCTCTATCTTGTACTGCAGATTAATCTCAGCTGTTACCGGTCTATAGAGAATGCACATGAGCTCAGGTAGCTGATGGGGGAAGTTCTTACTAAACTCAGATAGATCTAACCACTCTCCAAAGGTCATGCTCTTCAGGTTAGGATGAAAGCCGAATTTCACACCATCAATATCTATGAACTGCTTAAATACCTTCTCATCTTGGCGCAGGCCATTAGAGTAAGATGCTACTATCTTCTCAACAGTAGCCATATCTATCTTGCGGATATCATCTCTCTTCAATCCTGTTATTGCCTGAATCTGAGAAACGCTATCAGTTCCGGCATTAAGGAAATCTACGTAGGTACCCAGTGTCTGATCACTGTACTTAGTGCTTATTATTTTTTCACTCATAATCAAATCTTAATCTACCTGCTTTCTTTAATTCTTCATACATTTCTATTTCTAAATCAGCTCTTTTATCCGCAGTTAATTCCTCAGGATTACTGAACATTATTGGAATCTCTTTATGAAAGTGAGCCATTATAGCTATAAACATTTCTTCGTCTCGTTTGGTTATTTGACTCATAGCTTAAATATTTGTTCCATCTATAGTTATGTTAATGCTCTTTATCTCAGTGCTCAGCTCTTGACGCTCGATGTACCCTCTCTGCTTACCTTGAGTCTTAAGGTAAAAGATAATAGCGCTTGTGTTAGGTGCATCCTTAATAGTTACTATCTCTCCATCGTGGGTAAGCGCTTGGCGCTCTGCTCCCTCCATCAGCTTCTTAAGCTGCGACTCTGCAAAGTCTAAAGCTACATTCTTAAGTGATGCTACAGCAGCACTATACTCAGCATCATCTTTGAGCCATTCATAGTGAGTCTTGCGAGAGATACCTATCTTCTCTGAAGCTTCTGTAACATTACCCAAAGAAGATGTAAGTGCCTGAAGCATAGCATCTTTTTTGATTGTTACGTTTTGTTCCTGCTCCTCCATTACGCTAACTTATTCTTAAAGTGTGTTATTAACTGCTCCATCTTAGAGTCATAGTATTTAGCAAAGGTAGTAAATCCCTCACTATCAACCTCATAAACTCTAAACATTGTGTTCCTTAATCTTTGAGATGGTTTCTTAAGTGTATCTTCTAACTCTGATTTAAGGCTCTCTACTGCATCCAGCTCCTCACGTCTAAAGCTCTCATCTTTAAATGCAAGATAACCGAACTGATTGGCTGTACCGAACAGTTCAGCAGCCTGAGAAGGTGTGAGCTCATTAGTTCCAAAGGTAAGCTTAAGAGTCTTATCCTTTCGTGTGCCTACTGATTCAAGCTGTGCTGGTATTAATATCATGCAAGTAAAGTATCTAAGTCAATGCCATAATCTTTCATAGTGTCTTGGAGTAACTCATTAACCTTAGACAATATAATCTTTTCTTTACCCGATAGCTCATCATATTTGAGCTGGCATAATAGCTGAGTGTTAAACTCATTCAAGCACAGTGCTAAGTCTAATGCTTTAGTATGCCTTCTATGGTCATTAATATCTTCTAAGTTATCAAAGTCAAATGTAAAAGTTGCTTTCATATCTCCTTTTTTATTATTTACGATCCACAATAAAGGCAGCTCTCATCCTCTCCACCCTCTCCTGCATTTAGAATCTTCTCGCACTCCTTATCAATTTCTTTATCGGTAAATGTAGGATTAAACATTTTCACTTGAGCCCTCAAAAAGTTATACTTATTATCATTCATAAGTTAGTTAGTTTAGATTATTAGTAACTTTAATACTATAGTTAGTGTAATAAGCTTGAGCTATTAGCTTATAGCAGTTAGCTTATTAGCTAAGCTATTAGCTAAGTTAATTAACATCAACAAAAGAAAAGAAAGAAAAAGAAAAAAGGTAAAAAGAAAAAGAAAGAAAAGAAAAAGCTCCCCATAAAAACAAACTGCCTTACTCTTAAAAGAGTATTTGTGCGATCCAAGCATTGGTATTTTGCAAGTGTAGTCATTGGTTACTGAGCTTTGACTTACTCAGGTAATTGATGTTACCCATCTCTATAAATAACAAAACCCCAAAGAACGTATGCGCCCGTTCAAAGGGGAATTATTAAACCTTAAATCAATAATATGTCTAACAGTAATGATGCGCATGAGACAAATATATTAATAGAATTGTCATGAAAGCTACACATGTTAAAAACTATTTTCTCTGTTGAAAACGTAGCACAGTAATGTATAGCCAAAATGGAAGCCATACAAAGCCTGTAAAGATAACACCAATGTAAGCATACCAATGGAAAGAAGATAAGTGCCTCTGATGTCTGTAGATGTTTAGGCACAGTATGCCAGTGTGCAGTAGGAAGCCTACTAAGTAGATAATTAATAGTGTCATAGTTTTTTACGTTTAGCTTTTCTTTTCTTTATTTGTGGCTCAGGTGTGAGCTCTAAGTTAGTTAATTGTATCAGTGCTTGAGCTGATTCTAATTTAGTTAGCTCAGAGATTAGCTGCTGCTCTACATCGTCTACATATTTCTTAGCACATGGACCACATGATGTACCAGGGTAATCTAATTTAGTATATTTCTTTCTCAGCTCACCTACCACTTTCATATCTTGGCTCGTTACCTGATTCTTACGCTTTAAAGATTCAATAAAGGCCAGCATGTTCTCAATTACTAATCTATCATTTAAGATAGGCCATTTCTTAGCTGGGCAATCTTTGACAGCATACATTGCTAAGTGATCTATAGGGCAGCCGCATGGCTTGAATGTAATGCCATTAAGCTCAGTTGGTTTAGCAAATGGATTGATTGCATTAGTAGGAGGCCCACAAGTCTTATAGCGAGTGTTAAATACTTCGCAGTTATTGCAGATCTCAATCCTGGCAGCGTAGTTTTCTTTAGTCATATTTGTAACGAATTTCTAAGTGTTACTTTAGCTTTCTTAATTGTACGGTAAAGATAGTTCAAAGGTATGCCAGTCTCTTGAGCTAACTCTTGGTAGCTGAAATCGTCAAGCGCATAAAGAAAGAATAGCTCACGTTCAAAGTATGGCAGCCTGCTAATAAAGATATCTAACTGCTCATTTTCTAAACGCATGCCTACGCTTTTGTTGACATCATCTATGATATCATCTTTCAAATCGTTGCGTATCTTTTCGAATCTTAAACGAGTGTAGTTAAATGAGCTATTACTACAGCGTGCAGATAGTCTAATAGCATTGCTAACGTAATTGTTAAGCTTTCCTCGGTTATGAATATCCTGCAATTTATCTTTATCACTTTCTAATATCTTAAGCAGCGTATCATGTAAAAGCTCATCAGCTAAATCTAACCTTGTAACAGTTGCTGCTACTCTGCGCCATTCGGCATAGCATCTATTTATTTCAGAGGTGTAGGTACTCATCAATAATTACTTTAGCCTCATCAAAACCTTTACAAATAGCGCAGAAATATCCCCTCTCAGTAAGCTTCTTATGCCATTCCTTTTGGTGCAAGCTTACTACTCCTCCCTTCTCTCTTTTCATCTCAATAGCTAAACCATGGAAAGCATCACGAGGCTCATAGATAAAGATATCAGGAAAGCCTTTAACATATCCTGTGCGCTTCATCATGATGGCTTGACGCATTGAAGTTCTAACACCTCCTGCAGATGCACAGTAAAGAGTGCCAGGATATTGAGCTACTAAGTAGTTAATAACAGCCTCTTGGATTAGTGCCTCTTCGTTCTTCATGGTTCAAAATTAGTGTATTAACTTATCTGCTTTCAACATCTTATTCACATACTTATGCACATAGTATTAAGTGTGATATATTT